TTAACGGATTTGGGTGGTCGCGCTCAGCCGCCCGAGGATTGCGATCGCACCGGCGGCGGCCGAGACCAGTTGCAGCATGGCATCGGTTAGCCCTTCCCGCGCGGCCGTCTCGAGCGGAAGACCGAGGGCGGCCCCGCCGCTCGCGGCAATCGAGACGATGGCAGCCCAGATGGTTCGAGAGAGATACCAGGGCTTGGTTCCTGTCATGTCGGTTCCTTTCGGTTCAGATGATCAACTGGGGGTCAAAGGCAGGATCGTGCGCGCCGCTAGGCCATCGCCGACACGGGCGCTGACCTGCCTGATCTCGACGTCGATTGCGTCCGGCATGAACCCGAAGATCGCCATGATGTCGGCGGGCGAAAGCGTCAGCGAAGACTTGTCAGATTCTGCGGAGTAGGCCGGCGCGCCGCTGCCGTCGAACAGTGTGATGCGATAAAGCTCGCGCTCCTCGCCGAGCGGGGTGGAGCCGCCGATCGCTTCCTCGCCGGCGATCCGGCTTCTGCGAATCCACGACAACGCCACCGCGCCGTCCGGCCTCAGATGTGCACGGGGATGGACTGGCGAGAGCGGCAGCAGGGCTCGCGTCCCGGCCGCTGCCGTCAAAGCGGTGAAATAGCGCGATGAAAACGTCCTGCCTGCGGGGCCGATCCGCCAGTTGAGCGTTCGGCCGATTTCCGCAGCGTAGAGCCCCGAAGGCGGGACGCGACGGTCCAGCAAGACGATACGTCCGTCCACGGGCGCGCCGGCAGCGGCGGCTTCGTCGGTTCCGGCCTGACCGCGCAGAAGGTCCCAAAGGCGCCACTCGTCGGGCGCAAGCTCTTCGGCGAACCGGAACTGCAGCACCTCGAACGCACCGCCTGCGGTCTCGACCGCCAGTGCGTTGCGCCCTGCCAGCAGCAGTTCCTCGGTCACGGACGAAAGCTCGCCGCCAAACAGGCGGACATAAAGGGTGCCGGCGCGGTCATAACGGCCCGGCGGGCCGGGCGCCAGCGGTGTCAGCAACGTGCTCATGATCGCGTTACCGGCAACCGTCTGACGCAGTTCGAACCCGTCGGCGCCCGGCGATGACAGGACCGCTTGCGGACGGTCAGGCACTGCGTGGACGGCAATCCGGTGATTGTTCTCGACCACTGCCTGATCGAGCATAGGCAGATCGAGCAGGACCGTTTCGGGCGGGCCGCCGAACCGGCCCGACGCTTCCGGAGAGGCGGTGTGGGCGGGAAGCGCCGGTGGCGTTGCCGGAGCCAGCGATCGGACGACGGAGCGCGCGGTGACCTCGAGACGATCGGTCAAGTCGATTGCGGTGATGCGCCAATGCGCGCGCGGATTGTCGTCGAAGGTCACGACATCGCCCGGTTCAAGGCCCGCAAACCGCAGCGGCAGATGGAACTTCAACGTGTCGCGGCCAAACCAGAGCCTATCCAGTATCGCGTTTGCCACGGCGAGCGCGCCTTCGGGATGCAGCGTACAGGGCAGGCTGGCATCGATCAGAATGGCGGACGGCCCGTCCCGCCGCCGCGAGCGTGCCGATTGGGTCCGGTAGTCGGTCAGCGCGTCGCGATAGCGGACCACCACCTCGGACGGCAGTTCGTCGATTTGTGCGGATACATGGGTGCGGTCGCCATGGTCTTTGCCCAGACAAAGCTGGGCGTGAGCCACCGTGATCGGTCGATAATCGGGATCGGTGATCCGGATCACCGGCTCTTGAGCGTCGCCCGTGTCGGTCACCACGAGACCAAACGCGTCCACCAGCGGTTCGAGCGTCTGGCGGATGCTCCCGGGTGACAGCACCGTCATGCCCTGCACAACGCCCCTGACCGCATCGACGTCGGGCGCCGGCAGACCATGATCGGCGAAGATGGCGCGGATCAGTCCTGCGAGCGGGGCGCAGCCGAGACGGCCGTTGATCCAGTGCCCGGTCAGCCAGTTCGGCCCGTCGCCCCAAGTGGCGCCGTTACGCGGGAACTCGGGGTAGGGCCTGGCATCCCATGCCCAGATGAACTGACGTTCGGGATCGACCATCGGCATCGACGTGCTGGGGGCAACAGGGTTGGCAGGCGTGCCCACCTGGATCCAGTGTCGCTGATGAGCCGTCAGAAAGCCGCGCTGGACACTGTCGCCGCGCGTGCCCGTTGAATGGTGCGGCCGGGCGCTTTCGCTCGATTTCGGATCGGGGAAGACATTGGGCTGATTGGTGCCTGCATCGACCGCCGGACACCCCATCTCCGTCATCCATACCGGTTTGCCATGGGGCACCCAAGGCGATTGCGGCCCGGTCTCGGCGCCGCCGCGCCGGTCGATATGGACGTTCGACCACCAGGAGACCAGATCCTTGTAGCGATAGACCCAAGGCTTGCCATGCGTGCCGTCGGTAATCGGCGAACGCATGCGGTCTGCACGATCGGCATCGGTTGCATAGTACCAGTCAAACCCCTCACCCGCCGCGATTGCCGCCTGCATCGCGGCCGCGTCATTGTCGGCGTGCATGTCATCGGGATTGCCACGGTCGGAAAACGCATCGGCTGCGCGCCAGTCAGACAGGGGCATGTAGTTGTCGATGCCGACCGCATCGATCTCCGGTGCCGCCCACAGCGGATCGAGATTGTAGAAGACATCTCCGGAGCCGTCGGTCGGTTGATAACCGAAGTATTCGGACCAGTCGGCGCCGTAGCTCAGCTTGCAGCCAGGCCCGAGAATCGTGCGGACATCGCTTGCCAATTGGCGCAGCGCATCGACGAAAGGAAACTGGTCATTGGCGTTCCGCAGCCATGTCAGGCCGCGCAATTCGCTGCCGATCAGCATGGCATCGACGCCGCCGGCGATCTGCGCCAGACGGGCCATATGCAGGACGAGGCGCCGGTAGCCCCAGTCGGCGCCGGGGCCAGGAACCACCGTTTCGCCGCTGACCGGCAGATCGGCAGGTTGCGTGGCGCCGACGAACGCACCCACCTGACTTTGCGCCATCGCAGTACGATCGGCGCTGCCAACCTGTGCGGGTCCGGGGAAGCAGGTGATCCTCCCACGCCAGGGATAGGGTGCCTGCGTAGCACCGCCATAGGGGTCAGACAGAGCATTGCCCTGCGGCACATCCATCATGATGAACGGGTGCAGCATGACCGACAGCCCGCGGGCCTTCAGATCGCGAATGGCGGCGATGACGGAGGCGTCCGTAGGTGTGCCGCCATAGGCGGGCCGGCCGTCGACCCGGCTGACGAGGTGGGCATCGGCGCTCTGGCGTGTCAGACCGCTGACCTGCCAGGAAGGGCTTTCTTCGCCCATCTGGCGTTGAATCATACCGGGGCGCAAGGTGCAGTCGCCCACGCGGAGATCATCACCAAACCACGTGACGATCAGCGAAACGTGCCTCAGGTTCGGGCAGATCGCCTGCAGTTCGTCCATCGAGGCCGACCAGTCATTGTCCGCATGAAGGATGTGACGGTTGTGTTCGACGATTTCGCCCGGACCAAGCCGGCTTGTGGCGGAGCTTGGCGACAGGCCGTGTTCGGTGGCGCCGGGAATGACCGAGACTGCCGTCAGCCCCGTTTCAAGTTCGCCGACCGGCCGGATCACTTCGGCTTCGATCTGCGGAATACGATTGCCGAAGTCCTCGAGCGGCAGCCGCTCGAACACCAGATACGCGATGTTCCTGTAGGCCGGCGTGCTGCCCGCGCCCTGTTTGGACTCGATCAGCGGGTCGGCGATCTGGCCTGCGCCACCGGTGTGGACGCGCATGGTGACTTCGGTCAGGTCGATCTCGCGTCCGTCGGCCCAGATGCGCTTGATCATCGCAACCGGCCCCTCGCACAAGGCCACCGCGACATTGCCGAAGTAGCTGTAGGTCGTGGTCGTCACCTTCGGCCCGCCCTTGCCGCCCTGACGCTCCGTCGTCGTCTCCTCCTCGAAACGAGTCGCCCAGATGACCGTACCGGCGAGCCGCACATGGCCGTAGGCGCGAGCAACGGGCACTCCCTCCTCCGCCGTCATCGGGCGTTGCTCGGTCAGACGCGGCCCTTCGGAATGCCGGCTGGCGCCGAACAGGCGCTGATCGATCCAATGGCCGGCAAGGGCGCCGGCGGCGGTGCCGATCGTCGCGCCGAATGTGCCAAACGCGCCGCCCAACAGCCCGCCGGCAGCCTGTAGCAGAAGCGTCGCCATCAGCGCGTTGCCGAAAAATCAGTATGGGAGGGTAATGCGAAAACCGCCGCCAAACGCCGTTTCCACCAGCCTGTCAGCACGGTCTCGCAAACCGCATGGCGCTCACGCGCATGGATCATCATCGCCGGCGCCGACAGGATTGCCAGATGCTTGGCGGCGACATGGGATGACCAGCGGAAAACGAGAAGATCGCCGGGTTGTTCCTCCCCGATTGAGACAGTGTTGCAACGGGCCTTGCAGGCGTCGAGCAGCGGTTCCTCGGCGCCAGCGCTTTCCGCCCAGTCGGCCGAGTAAGAACGCTCAAAGGCGGGCATCGCGCCGTAGACGTCGGCCCAGACACCGGCGACGAGCCCGAGGCAGTCGCAGCCGACGCCCCGCCGCGCCGCCTGATGGCGATAGGGGGTGCCGATCCAGCGGCGCGCGGCCGCAACGATCGCCATGCGCAGCCGATCAGGGGACAAGGGGACTGCCATCGAACACAGCATCGGAACTGACATAATTGAGCGCCCGGTCGTCGCCGGGCATATGCGGAAAACCCTGGAAGTTGAGCTGATTGGAGAACTTGGCCCTGCACGTCGAAAACGTCTTGTCGCAGCCGGCAAAAAGCGTCACCGCGTCACCTGTTGCCGGCGACACGCCCATCGGTTTGCGCAGCAGAAGGCGTGTGGTCGATGCATCGGTCAGGCTGGCCGACGCGACGGAAAGCGCGTCTCCCGCGCGAACGCCGCCATCGAAACGCAACATGCCATGGTCAAACCAGCGGTCAGGGTGAACGCCGATACCGGCCAGGTCGATCGAGCGCGCACCATCGCCGCCCGAAACGGTGCCTGCAGCGCTGTATCCCGGCGTGCCCGACAGCGCGAAACCGCAGCGCTCATCGCCGAGCCCGGCGTCGCAATGGCGAGTGAAGAAGCGGCCACGCGACTGGTCGAGCGCCGCCGACAGGCTACGCAGTTCGACCCGAAAGGCCCTGCCCTGGCGTGTGATCTCGCCGACATGGAAACGGCGCAGCAGGCTTGCCGTTTCGGGCGCCTGCCAGTTGACCAGATAGAGCGTGACATCGGCGCCATCAAAAGCGCCCCGTTCGATGTCGGTTTCCGAGATTGCCAATGATGACAAAGCGCCCGAGACATCTGAGATGTCGCCGCCAAGGCCCAACGAGGCCTCGGCAGCGCCGGCGGTGAACCCGGTCTGCGGCTCACACGGGGTGCCGGCGATCGTCAGCGGCCGGTCATGGTCGGTGAAGCCGAGTTCGGTGCCGTCGGTTCGCCGGACAATCCATGCCAGACAGACCGTCGTGGCACCGGATTGCAGATGCGCCTGAAGATCGGGATGCAGGGCCCTCACGCGATCACCTCGGTCAGGACCAGATCGTCGAGCGCGCCTGCGTCGGGGTCTGCGCGCGTGATCTGAAGAGATTGGTTCTCAAAGCGCACCGGCACGTCGAACAGGCAGCCGCCGGTGACGGCAACGCCGGGCGGCGGCGCGACTGAAAGGGCGACAAGACCCGTCGCCGCATCGACGGATACCGAGCCGGGATCTACGGCGGTTCCGTCGAGAGCCAAGACCACGCTTGAAGGTTCGGGCTTGCGGATGATGCGGCCGCTCGCGGTGCTGAGCTGAAACTGCATTTGCGCGCCGTCGCCGACGCCGAGATGAACGTCCGAAGATTCAGGGCCAGAGCCGTCAGCGGCAGTCGAAGGTTCGACCGGATCGCGGAACCGGAAGGCACACAGCGGTCCGCCGCGCGCCTCGAAGAACGCCAGAATAGCGCGGATCTCGGCCAACGGACGAGTGCCCATGGGGATCGTGTATTGCCGCATCGTTTCGGCCGTCCGGATGTTGCGGGTCTCGTGACCCGACGACAGGGCGACGACATCAATGTGCCGATGGCTGGCGACGGCGATGCCGAATGGCAGACGCGGAACGAACGCGACATCGTGAAAATCCGCCATGGCCCGCTCCTCAGACGCCGCGCCGGCCGCGCATCACCGCGCGGGTCAGCGCCGCGCTGACCTGGGATTGCGAGCGCTCGAACCCCTGAACATCCGGGGTGGAAATGTTGACGACGACCTGCATCGGGGCTCCACCCTGTCCACCGGCGGCGACACCCAGCCGGCCATCCGCTCCTCGCCTGAGCGGCAAGATGGCCTCGGCACCCGCCTCCCCGGCGACGCCAAATCCGTTTCCTCTGGGGAAATAGGCGGGTGC